CATCGAATTTCAAGCCGTGAGGAAGGGAAACAGCCAAAACAACAGTTGCAGCCGTTTTTGCCGCTGATTTTGTTTTTCCCGTATCTTCAAAAGTTGAACCAACGACAGTGCCACCCTGAGCTAAGGTTGCATTTGCGTTTTTTGCAGGTCTTGCCATATTCTTAAATCTCCGTGAATGAATAAAAGGGGACCGAAAAGCCCCCTGTTTGTTTTAAATGAAGGTTACACCCCTAGCATGGTTGCCACGAGGCTGGGTCTGCGAATGATGGAACCCCATGTGCCACCCACAACTTTCTGTTTGAAATAAGAGAGTTCAGGAACGACACGGCCCAGGAAAAGTTTTTCAGAGTATGCGGTAATGCCAGTCTGAACACCCATCAACTCAGGAACCACCATATAGAGCATTTCTCCTGCAGTAGTGCTGAGTTCGGGCAACTGAACAATTTCAAGGTTCGGGAATGACTGCTTGATCATAGACATAGCCGTAAGACCGAAATTGTTGGGTTGGGTCAAGTATGCGGCTCGTTTATTGCTAATAGCTAAAACAATACGCATATTCTGATCGACCAGTCCTGCGTTCTTTCCAGAAATCTCGATCCAAAGTTTGTTGATATCTTCGTAGACGAGATTAGCAGCGCCCTCAGGGTTAGCGCCAACTTTGGCAGGCCACGTAGAGTTGCTGTTTACGGATGTCGGGGCAATGGAAGCCGGAAGATTAGGATCATTTAACAGACCGTAAATTTTCTTGCCTGCAACGCCGTACAGAGCAAACTTGTTATGCGCCATAGCCAATACATAGGCTGCGGCCTGCTGCTTAGAGCCAACAAGATTTAATTTTGCCTTCGCCGCAACTCCCGCTTCTCTATCGCCGTATTTGATAACAGTTTCAAAGAGGAAGTTTTCACGCGTCGGATATGCAAAGTTGACGTCAGAAGAAACATTTTCCGTAAAGTCGGAATAAGGGGTCACATTGCCTGCAAATTCTTCTACCGGGAAGGTAAAGAAGTTGTAGGTCCAGTCTCCCTTGCGTTCTTCGCCGAAAACCTTAGCAGCGTTCTGGGCGCCGAATAAAATCGGAACAACGTTCGGATCAATGAACGTTGTAAACAGCGCAGGCACGCCCACAGAAACAGGTGTCTGCAAGGCCGCATCTCGAGCGATGGAGCGCGCTGCAGCGTCATAATCTACCTTGATTTTTCCGTCTTTCGTAGAGTTAAACGGCATAAAGCC